AGTTGTTCCCAATGAAATGCGCGGATGCGCGACTCGTTGTTTCGGCACCACAGCACCCACGGCTTCGGCTCTGGCGCATAGCGCATGAACCGAGCGAGCACGTTGCCGCCGCCGCCTGCTGCCATGAGGACGAAATACGCCGGTTGGTCGTGGTATTCCGTCTCATCGAAGGCAATAAATTCTGTCGGTGTAGAGATCACCCAGCCGCTGGCCAGACACCGGCCGAGGCGCCGGTCCCACTCTTCCGGCGTGACGCCGGTTGACATTGCGGTGCTGTGGGCTAGTTGCCATGGGGTCATGCGAAGACGGCGCACATGATTACTCCGCTGTTGGATGCCGTTGGCGTGCTGTTATAGGTGTTCATGTAAAACGCCTGCGCCGTGCCGCTCTCGGCGAAGGACACATAGTTCCCGAAGAAGCTGCCGCCTACGGATACCGCATAGTTGGCGTTTGGCATGGCCGTTGCAAAGTTGATGATGTAGTCGCCGGTCGAGTTGAGGAAGGTCACGTTAGACACGTTTCCCGCGCCTCTAATCAATCGGCGCAGAATCGCCACGGTTCCTCCAGAGCTTGTCCCGCTGGCCGCTGTTGTGACGCGGAACGTGTTGGCGTCGTCTACTTGCGTCACCGTGTACGTTCCGTCCGCCGCTGCGGTTGGCGTTCCTCCGGTAAAGTCCAAGCGGACCACATTGCCCACGATAAGTCCGTGCGCCGTGGCTGTGACGGTAACCTCTGTTCCGGTGCGCGAGTAGGTGCCAGCCAAGTTGTCCGCCGTCGCACCATCGAAATTCACCCACGCCCTGCACGCATAGATTGGCGGCGAGTTGTCGGCGTTGATCGCTTTCTTGATCTCGCCATCGTTGGCCGACAGCGAGAGCTTCGCGTTGGTCACACTGTCGTCCGGCAGCGTCACCGTCTTGCTACTCAGATCCAGCGTGGCAGCCATCTTGGCGGCGGTCACGCCGGCGTCCTTGACGCGGAACTTGTTGCCGCTGACCTCCAGCGTGGAGTTGTCGGTGTCGTCGGCGGTCGTGAAGGTGACGGTGGCGTTATCGACAAGCTGGTGCATGTCGGCCGGTTCGACGGTTTCGCCCGACGTGAAAGTTTTGCCTTTGGTGAGTGATGCCATAATTTTATGCTGCGTTGCGGGTTTCGGTCGGCGGCAGCGACGGGCCGGCGGCCTCGATGCTGACGTTGCGGATTTCCGGCCGGTTGGCCGTGGTTAGAAATTCAAGTTCGCAGTAATGCGCTTTTTGCCGTATCGGCTGCTTGAGCGTGTAGTCCTCGGCGAGACCGGACGTGTTGGTCTGCCCCGGCACCAGCGTGATCGTGGCGTCGGGGTTGATCGTGATGGCCTTGACCGTGACCGATGCGGTGTTGGGCAAGACGACATCGGCGAGGCTGCGGACGAAGCGTTTCGTTGTCATGCCGATCATGCCGCTGCCCATCCCGTAGCGGCGCGTCCTGATGCGTCCCGGCACCGGCGTAATGACATCGGCCGTGATGTCCGGCGACTCGTCGCCGGCCTCCAGTTCGTCCAGCAGCATGAGCTTGCCGGCGCGGTTGCTGATAAGGATGCGGCGGCGGTTGGCAATGTCGCTCACCAAGAAATTCTGCACTCCGAAGCCGTAGATGTCCTGCGCCTCCCACTGCTCGTTGAGCTGGTTGTAGATGAAGACGCCGTTGTTGTTTTCGGTGGCGCTGGCCAGCGGGACGGCCAAGAAATAGCGGTTGTCGAAGTAAAGCGCCACGGCATCCTCCACCAAGTCGGCGTTGAGGTCTTCAAGCTGGTTGGCAATCGGGTCGGAGAGCGGCAGCGTCTGTCCGCGCAGCTTGAGGTCAAGGCGGCTGTCCAGCCGGTAGACGCCGGCGTCGCTCAAGAAATAGATGAACTGCCCCGCCGTGCAGATCGTCCGCCGAGCGGCGCAGCCGATCTCGTCGGTCAGCAACTCCAGCTTGGTCACCGGCGTATCGACCGCAACTGCCGAGCCATCGGTCGAAGCGAATTGATTGACCTGCGCAATCCAGATCGACTTGCGGCAGAAGACTAGGAAATTGTTCTCCACCCAGGGATGCACCGCCATGATCTTGTCGTTGCCGCCCACGCCCACGCGGAAGGACTGCCAAAAAATGTCAAACACATCGGGGTCAAGGATATCGGAAAGCATCACGTTCTGCTTGCCGTCCGGAACAATGAGGCGGTTGTTGATGTAAGCCGCCCACGGCGCTGAGCGCATGCGGCGGTAGGTAATGCCCACATCTGGAATGCCGGCCGTGGTGCGCACAAAGTTCGTGGTCGTGTCGCCGCTCCAATAAAGAGGCGGCTTGACTCGCCGGACTTTGATATTGGCGACCGCATGAGGCGTGGTTCCGCTGGGGACGGTAATGGTGAAGCTGTCGGTAGCGACCGTGGCGATGTCGTATTCATGGCCATCGAAGGCCGCACTGGCTGTTGAACCTTCGATCCGCACGCGGTTGGCGGCTGCATATCCGTGCCCGGTCACGTTAACGGTCGCCGCGGTTCCGCTGACCGTGATCCCGCTGGCATTCGTGTATTTCTGCTCCCAGCCAGGCTGCGAGGTATCCGCCTCGCGCAGCAGGTAAAGCCGATCAAAGGCTTGGATCATTGAGACACTATCGGTCGGCTCCACCGTCTCGTCGGTGCTCCCGGTGGGATAAGACAACGTGGCAGGCAGTAGGCTGACCGTTAGCTCCTCGCCGGTGTCGGTCTCCAAGTTTTCATTGCTGTCTACCGCCAAGACGCCGCTGGCCCAGGCGGCTGAAAATTGCAGGCTGCCATCGGTCAGGTAAGTGAAGGCGCGGTCGGGTCCGGCAAGGACGACGACCTCCATGCTGTTGACCTCGTCCGGTGAGCGCATCACGGCCGAGGCGAAGATGCCGCCGGTGTAGGACGACTTGATGACCGGACCCGGATCAGTCAGCACAAAGGGAATGGTTAGCGGCACTTCCCCTGGAGAAATGTCATCGGCCAGCCGCTTCGCCCCTTTGCGGGTCACGGCCACGCCGCGATCCAATCGCATGTTCTCCGAGAGCTGGAGCATGCCGGCCGGCAACGCCACGGGGTTTAGCCGTGAAGCGTAGCCGACAAAACCGGCGTCTCCGTCTCGTAGAATTGGCGACTCAAGGGCCATAAATTATGCCGCGCCTTTCATTATGCCCGAGTTGACCAATGCCGTGCGGATGGCGTTAAGCAGCGTGTGCAACTCGGTGAAGTTGTTGTTGATGTCGGCGTCATCACCGGTGCCGCTTACTGCCGACAGCGTCCCATCGGCCGTGCCGCCGGTGCTGTTGGTCAGGGCAGCCTGGGCAGCGGCGGCGGGCTGCACGATGGGCGTGGCGTTCCAGAACCCGAGCTTTTGCGTGGTGGCCGTGCCGATCTTGCTGCCGGTGCCTGTGCCGAGCACTATGTTTGAGGCGTCGGCGAGGGACTTGTTGCCGGTCAGCTCCCATGCAGCCGCAGCCACATTAGTCGCCGTGATCTTTTTCGTAACGCCTCCGTCGTTGATTACAAATTCATCTGCTGCATCTGGTGTTGCGGCGAGTGCGGTTAGTTGTCCGATTGTTTTGGCCATAAGAGGAAGTGAGGAGTGAGGGTGAAAGTGAAAGGGTTAGTTGAGGGCGGCTTTGAGGCGGCTCTTAAAGCGGGCCGCGTCACCCGGGGAGATGTCGGTTTTGCGGGTTGGGGCGACTTGTTGGTGGGTGAGGACGAGGTTTAGGGGGATGTTCCACTTGCGCATGCGGGGGACGAGGTATTCTAGGGCGCTGTTCATGGCGGCTTCGCCGAGGGGGTTTTCGTATGTGTTGCCTTCCCAGGCGACGCCGAGGCTCCAACTATTTAGGTCGGGGCGGCCGTGCCAGTTGCTGCGGCCGGCGTGCCAGCAGCGGTCGGTGTCGCTTCCGAAGACGGTGCGGCGGCCGTCTCTGGCGATGAGGACGTGGTAGCTCACTTTAGCGGCGGGGTTGGTGATCCAGGCGCAGCTGCCGTGGTAGCTGCCGTCCGAATGATGCAGGACGATGGCTTCCGGTTTGATGCGGTGGGCTTGTTTGTTCGGCGTGCTGAGACGGCGCTCGTCGTAGGTCGTCAGCGGTGGCTCGACGGTGAAGCTCGTTGTGGATGCGGAGGGCAAATTCGGCGAGTCCGACGCTGGGGTAGCGTCGGATTTCTTGCCAAAGATTCTCTTGAGCCAGGTCCACATGGGTTATTTCGCGTAGCCTTTGGTCGGGGGATTGACCGTGACCGTGGCTTGCTGCTTGAGGAAGTCGTAGCCGACCGTCACGCATCCAGCCGCAGCGACAGCCCAGCTCACGGCGAGGATCACACACGCAATGAGTTTTGTGACGCGGGCGCTCATGGAGTCAGAGGCGGGCGGTGCCGTCTTTCGCTACCACTAATCCCCATGCAGCCATGAGGCTGGCGGCGATGAGGCCGATGTCGGGGATGGTGCCGGTGGCAAGGAACTCCTTCGCGCCGGTCGCCAAGGCGATGAGGGCGGTCAAGATTCCGATGGTCGTTGTTTTCCAGTTGCGCATATTATTTGTCTTTCTGTTGCTTTTTGCGGAGGTCGTGGAGGACCGAAATTAGGGTGACTACGCCGACGGCGAGGCCGACACATAGACCGGCGACTCGCAGGGTTGTCTCAAGGTGGGGCAGCATGCTGAAGACGCTTGAACCAATGCTGGTCACGGTGCCGATCACGCCCTTCTCGGTCGTTGTGAAATGGTGATGGAGGTAAAACATAAGAAAGTCGTCAGTTGGCAGTTGGCAGTTGGCAGTTAGCGGCTTGGCTCCATGCTCTTTGCTCCATGCTCCATGCTTCTTTACTTGCGGTAGGCGATGACGCTGCCGGCGTGGAGTTTGATGGCGGTGAAGATGCCGTCGATCGTGGTGCCGGCCGGGATGGCGGTGGCGCTGCCACTGGTCAGGTTGGCGATGCCGGTGCTGTTGCCGGTGAGGACTTCGAATTTGGTGGCGTTGTCCAGGCTGTCGATGCTGACGAATTCGCCGGTCACTTGGGTCGT